GTACGGCACAAGGATTGAGTCTCAGCTTGCTTCTGCTTCTGACGCACTTAAAAAAGCATATGAAGTAAATGACACTGACGCAATAGTTAAAGCACAGCAAGCGATTGCTAAGGCAACCATTGAACAAGAAAGACATAGAATAGCCAAAGAAAGACAAGAGCAAAATGTTTCACGTGAAACATCTCAGCCTCAAACTATTCAACAACCACAACAACCCGTCCAACAAGAGCCAGATCCAAAGGCAAAAGCATGGGCAGAAAAGAACACTTGGTTTGGTGAAAATGAGGAAATGACCTATCTTGCTTTAGGCTTAGATAAAAAATTAGTACAAGAAGGATTTGACTTAGGAAGTGATGAGTACTATTCTGAGTTAGATAAACGAATTAGGATAAGATTTCCTGAAGAGTTTAAACAAGAAACGAGTGGTGTTAACAGAGTCGCCCCTGCTGATAGCACCGCATCTCGCAGTAATTCAAAGGGACGCAGGACTGTGAAGTTGTCGCCATCACAAGTTGCTATGGCAAAAAGACTGAATGTTCCGCTAGAAGAATATGCTAAATATGTAAAAGAGTAGGATATAACATGACAGACAGAACAACTCCACGATCAGATACTACACGTGCTAAAACAGCACGCAGAAAGCCATGGGCACCACCTAGTAAGTTGGATGCACCGAAGCCAAAGGATGGATTCAAACATCGTTGGATTAGAACTCATTTAAGAGGAGATGACGATCAAATGAACGTTCATCAGAGACTTAGAGAAGGTTATGAACCAGTGAGATCAGATGAATATCCAGATCAACAATTTGCTTCGGTTGAAGAAGGCAAACATGAGGGTGTAATTGGTAATGGTGGGTTAATGCTCGCCAGAATACCTGAAGAGACAGTTGAAGAGAGAACTGAATACTTTCGGGATCAGACCCGCAATCAAATGACTGCCGTAGATCAGGACTTAATGAAGGAACAACATCCTTCGATGCCTATTGAGAAAAGTAGGCGTAGTCAAGTAACTTTTGGAAAGGAATAACTCTTTTTCATAATTTTATAAGGAGCTATAAATGGCAAATGCAGATTTAAAATTTGGATTGAAGCCGATTAATGCTATTGGGGGTACATTCCCAGGTGGCACGAATCAGTATTTCATTGCTAGTGATGCATCAGCTATTTTCCAAGGCTCTCCTGTTCAAGCAGAGTTAACTGGTGGTACAGTACAAGTTTTAGGTAACGCCACTGGTGATACAAAGCAGATCTTAGGAGTTTTTGCTGGGTGTGAATATGTTGACGCAACTACAAAGAAATTAAAATTTTCCAATACGTGGCCAGGATCTGGTTCAGCGGATACAAATTTTGATATTAAAGCTTTCGTATATGACAATCCAATGCAAAGGTTTGTTATATGTTCTGATGGTACTAATACTAACAGAGCGACTGCAAAAGCTGATATCTTTAAAACTGCTGAGATAGAAAACGCTACTAGTGGAAATACTACAACTGGTATATCTACTGCACAGATAGATATCTCTACTGCTGAAGATTCCGATCCATCAAATCCTTTGATGATTGTTGGAATTCAAGAGGACGTTGAGAATGAAGATCATTCTGCTGCAGGTGTAAAATATATCGTAAAAATTAACAATCATGTCTTCTTCAGTTCTGTTGGAGATGCTGATGCAGCTATATCATAAGGAGGCTTAATTATGGCGATATCTAGAGCTCAACTAGCCAAAGAATTAGAGCCAGGGTTAAATGCTCTCTTTGGTATGGAATTCGCAAGGTATGAAAATCAACATGCGGAAATTTTTACAACTGAGTCTTCAGACAGATCATTTGAAGAAGAAGTAATGCTCTCAGGTTTTGGTGCAGCACCAGTGAAACAAGAGGGTTCTGGAGTATCATTTGATGATGCTAACGAATCATTCACTGCTCGTTACAACCATGAGACAATTGCTTTGGCATTCTCAATCACTGAAGAAGCAGTTGAGGACAACTTGTATGACAGATTGTCTTCAAGATACACTCGTGCATTGGCAAGATCTATGGCGCACACAAAGCAAGTTAAGGCAGCTTCTGTTCTTAATAACGCTTTTGATAGCACAGTTACTGGTGGTGACGGAGTTGAATTATGTTCAACTGCACACCCAATTATAACTGGTGGTACTTTTGCTAATGAGCCATCAACTGATGCAGACTTAAACGAAACATCACTTGAAGATGCTTTAATAAGCATTGCAGGTTTTGTTGACGAGAGAGGTCTTAAAATTGCATTAACTGGTAGAAAACTTGTTATACCACGTCAATTGCAATTTGTTGCAGAAAGACTAATGGCATCAAATCTAAGAACTGCAACAGCAGATAATGACATTAACGCTATTAGATCCACTGGCATGTTACCAGAGGGTTACACAGTTAATGACTTTTTAACTGATACTGATGCATTCTTCATCTTAACAGATGCTCCAAGAGGGTTCATGCACTTCGAAAGAGTGCCATTAGCTACTCAAATGGAGGCAGATTTTGATACTGGCAACATGAGATTTAAGGCCAGAGAAAGATACAGTTTTGGATTCTCTGATCCAAGATGTGTTTTCGGATCAAAAGGTGCATAATTTAAATTCCTAATCCTCATCGAGCGGGAATGAAAGGAGCGACTTTACAGTCGCTCTTTTTTTATGTTATAGTTTTTTAATACCTTGACGAAGAATTAACTTCGACATTGGCCAAGACAAGGAGATTCATATGGCTAATACAACTTTTTCGGGTCCAGTCCGATCAGAGGGTGGTTTTACATCAGTAAGTAAAAACGCTACAACTGGAGCATTCACTACACAATCTAGTATTAATTCAAGCGGTATTGCATCTTTTGATGCTAACACAATGCCAACAGAAGCTGGTACTGGTATTACTGGTGGAACAGGAACCATTTACAGAAGTTCTGTTATGAGATCAGGTGGTATCATCACAACAAGAATATTAATAGATTTAACTGGTTTAAGATCAACTGCATCTGGCGACATAATTGGTGTAAATGGAACATCTAATGTTTGTCACATAGGTCAAATAACTGCTGCTAGAAATGGCACAATCTTAACAGGTAGTATGGAATGTTTTGAAGCACCTGCAGGTGGTGATCCAGACATTAACGTACATTCTGCCACAGAGGGCACAGGTGTTGAAGACGGAGCGATTGGCGATTTAACTGAAACATTATTAGTTAACGCTGGTGATGCAACACTTGGAAGTAAAGTTTTCTTTACTGCTCTTCCTGCTGCTGACGAGTTTTTATACTTAACACTTGGTGATACAACAGATGCTGATTATACAGCAGGTAAATTGTTAATTGAATTAATGGGTTACGAAGCTTAGTTAGGAGAGTGATATGGCAGGTCGTTCAGACGTACGAGCACTCACAGTTAGTGATGAAAATGCAGCAAGCACCACAAGAATAGCTGCTGCCGCTAGACCAGCTACAGCATTTACTTTAGCTAACACCGATCATGCGGGTGGAGCAGGAAGAAATGTTACAGTAACAACAACTGGCACTGGAGACAATGCGAAGACTGTTACTATTGTTGGCACAGATGTTTTTGGCAACGCTTTAACTGAAGTTATTACTTCAACAAGCTCTGCTGAAACAGTGGCAGGAACAAGTATATTTTTGTCGATATCTTCAGCAACTTGTTCAGCGCAATATGCAGCAAACGTTTCTGTTGGTTCTGGATCATTGTGTGGACAAGCTATTTTTGGTGGTAGAACAAGATTGAAAGGTTTTTCTGTAACATCTGGAGGCACTGCAGGTGATGTTGAATTTTTCGATGGCACATCAGAAAGTGGCACTGTTTTATTTAAATCAAGAACAAATGGGACTGCTAATACTGTGATTGATAGAAATATACCAGACGAGGGTGTGTTGTTTGCAAGTGGAATGTCTGTGAAATACACAGTTGACGTTTCAGATATGATGACTTTCTTCTTTGCATAGGAGAAACTATGTCTAGAAAAAAAGACAAACAACCACCTAAAACAAAAAAGTATTTCCGCCCCACTAAAAAAGGGGCGGGAATGACCAAGGCTGGTGTTGCTCGATATAGAAGAGAAAATCCTGGTAGTAAACTAAAAACTGCTGTTACTGGTAAAGTTAAGCCTGGTAGTAAGGCAGCTAAAAGACGTAAGTCTTTTTGTGCTAGAAGTGCGGGTCAAATGAAAAAATTTCCAAAGGCGGCTAAAGATCCGAATAGCCGTTTAAGACAAGCAAGAAGAAGATGGAAGTGTTAGATGACAAGTAAAGAATTATTAAAAATGTTGGAAAAACATGAAGAAGTTTGTAATGCTAGATTTGATGGTATTAATCAAAAACTTAATAAACTAGACAATAGATTATGGATGATAGTATCATTAATCATAGTTGCTAGTGGTTTGGAGCAACTAATATAATGACTATGGGTAGGTCACAAATGTCAAAGCAAGTGACCAATCCACCTAGAAAGAAGAAGTGGAGTGCCAAAAGAAAGAGGAAGATCAATTGCAAACGACCTAGAGGATTTTCTGAAAGAGCACATTGTGCCGCTAAAAAAAGGAGAAGTAATAAGAGGTAATCCAGTAAAAATTTGCTATGAATGTGGTAGAAAAAAATGGACTTGTAAGTGTTATAAAATAAGGAGTAAGTAATGCCAAAAGACGCATGTTATTATAAAGTCAAAGCTAGATATAAAGTATTTCCATCAGCTTATGCATCAGGAGCTATAGCTAAATGTAGAAAAGTTGGTGCTGCAAACTATGGCACTGGTGGTAAAAAGAAAAAGACTAAGAAAAAAGCTGAAGGTGGTGTAGTCATGTTGAATGTTGGTGGCGCAACCATGCCAAAAAATAATAGGAAACGTGCTTCTAATAAGAAAAATGTAGCACGAGGTTGTGG